CCAAGGACCACCGACCTCCGTGACGGCACGAGGGTCTACAAGGAACGCCGCTACCACCAACGCAGGAAAACTGACCAGGAGAAGTGAGATGGAGAAACCGGAAATCATCCAACAGATCGAAGACGACGAGGCTGAGTTTCTCGAAAGCATTGGCTGTACGCCGCCTGAAGGACCCGAGCCGATGGACGAGGCCGAGGCCCGGATGGACGCGCTCTGTGAAGCGGCCACCAACCTGAAGATTCGCAGCGCCCAGGCTGCGGCTGCTCTTCAGCGCAGGATCGACATCATCAAGCACCACTACGAACAAGAGCAGAAGTCCCTCGTCCAGCACGTCCGGTGGATCGAGATGCAGGTCCAGGCCATGCTCCCCCAAGACGGTTATGGAATGAAGGAACGGTTCGGCAAGAAGAGCATCAACCTGCCCTTCGGCACAGTGGGCTACAGGGCGAAGGCCGAGACGGTTGCCATCATCGACAAGTCCACTGCGCTTCAGTTCGCCAAGGCCAACGACCTGGAGGTCAAGGTCACGGAATCGGTGAACGTCACACCGCTGAAGGAGCACTACCAAACCACTGGAGAACTGCCTGACGGCTGCGAACACATCCCAGCCAGCGAGAAGTTCTTCCTCAAGGCCAGAGAAGGAGAGTAAAATGCCACTGTACGCCAACCCACCGAAGGGCGATGACTTTGTGAGGATCCTTCCGCCAGCAGGGCTACAGGGCGCAATCTGCTGTGACGTGGTCGATCAAGGGATGAGGGATAAGACGTGGGATGGGGTCACAACCCAAGTTCCCAAACTCAGTATTCATTTCCTGCTGGAAGACATCATCCCATCAAGATGGACGCATCCCCACTTGAACGAAATCGTCGAAGTTCACGCCGACATTGTTGGTCTTCCTTTTGGTATCAGCAGATGGATGACCAACTCAATGCACGAGAACGCCAACCTCCGGCAGTTCATCAACCAGTGGAGGGGTGTGGCAATTACCGACGCCGAAGCCGAGCACTTCGATCTGGATACATTAGTCGGTACACCTGCTGCGCTGATGATCGTTCATGCCCAGGACAAGCACAACCCAAGAAAATACTACGCCAACATCGATGTGGTCACATCACTTCCTGACAATATGACAGCCCCCGCGCTCCCTTCAGGATACGTGCGGATCAAGGACCGTCCTCCGAGAGATGGGAACGAGCCCCATTCAGTGAGCGACGAGAGCCCTCAACCCTCACCCCAGCCCAACACCCTGTACGAAGGTGGCCCACAGGAGCCAGAAACGGTCTTCACGGGCGACTCCGTAGCCGCTCTTAAGCGCGTCTACGACAAGGGCCAGGAAGTTGCGCTGGAACTGGCTTCAAAAAACCAATTGGACATGGACGACGCCGAGGCGATTGACATCTACTTCGAGGCCGGGGCGTTCACCAAACTTTCCGTGCTTGTGGCGAAGCTCGAACGTCAGGCCCATGGGTAGCCAGAAATTCGGCCCCTCGACGTTCCAGCCGGACAAGCCGTGCCCGGTATGGGAGAACGAGAACTGGCTGTCACGCCTGCACAAATGCCGGAAAACGCTGTACCTACACGGCTTCCTGACTGACGCCGAAAACCGTGAGGTCATGGAACGCCTGCCCCAGGAGATCGTGGAGAGATGACTGAGCCCTGCCGCAGAGAACGAGTCCCAGGTCCAGGCAAGCCCGTCTGGGTCTGGGTGCCGACCCGATGGCCGTCCCCCCTCTCGGAGCGCAACCATGAAATCATCAGGCTCAGGCACAAGGAAGGCTTGACGTTGGTGGAGATCGGTAAACGCTACGGGATCAGCAAGCAACGGGTCTGCCAGATCGCCGGAAGTTCAATCCTTGCACTCCCACAGGCGGCGCTGTAGGTTTAGGTGTCGCCCGGTCTTTCCCCCAAGGAGTTTTTATGTTTTACGGACCCACCCAGCCGGACTTGGACAGAGACTCCTTCGGGATACCTGGCGACAAACCAAGGCTCGGTTCGGGTGGGTTTCTTTTTTTGGGGTGGGGATGAGCAACTGGATTCGGTTTGAGCCGGATGCGGGGGTCTGTGTCCCAGAGGTTCCAGGGTGCTACGTTATTTTCGGTGATGGTGAGGTTGTCTACGTTGGGCAAACCGTCAACATGAGAATGAGGATGCGTAGCCACGGGATCAGGATTTGGCACTACTCCGCCCAGTTTAAAACTCCGTGGGGAAACTTCAGTGAGTTGTACGGCAAGAGACGGGTTTCCAAGCGGTATGGTGACTGGGCGATGGTAGAGGTTCGCCTCATCAACCGCCTCAATCCACCAGGGAACAAAAGGAAGCCGAGATGAGCGACCTTCCTTGGTTCCCGTTCTACGTATCGAGGTTTCTAGGGTCTCGGAGAGTGCGTCGGATGAGTACCGAGCAGATCGGTATCTACCTCTTACTTCTCTGTGAACAATGGGAGGGTGGAGCAATCCCAAACAACGATGCTGATTTAGTGCGCTTCACCAACACCTCTGCTAGCAATGCTAGGACAGTTCTCCAGCAATGCTTTAGCCTAACTAGCGAGGGTTGGCTAAACCCAGAATTGGTGGAAATACAAGTAGAGCAAGAGGTTAGGCGGGACAAGAGGGTGTCCGCTGGTTCCAAGGGCGGCACACAAAAAGCTGCCAACCGGCTAGCAATGCTAGAGGCGGAGGCTAGCAATGCCCTAGCAATAGAGAAGAAGAGAGTAGAGGAGAAGAAAGAAATAGTTATTGTGGGTGGTGGAAAAAAGAACAACTACCCAGAGGCTTTTGAGGCATGGTGGTTACTGTATCCAAGACGTGAAGGTGGCAACCCGAAGAAACCATGTCTCCCGAAATGGAAGCAGGCCGTGAAGGAGGTTGGAGAAGAAAAACTAACATCTGCCGTCACCACCCTTCGACGATATCACGAAAGTAAAAGGGAGGTTGGGACACCTCACGTTCCCCAAGCCCTCACATGGCTTAACCAGGCCCGGTGGGAGGACGCACTGAAAATTGAGCCCCTACCCCCTGACCGCCTCACCCGAGAGACGCTGGCGCTCTGGAACAAGGGGACGGACGATGATTGACGGCTTCGACGACATCCTCCACCCCGGGTACAGCAACCAGTTCTTTGGCCGACAGGCTGAACCGCCTGAAGCGATCCCGACGTTCAGCGAGACCTGGAACGCGGTCTGCCGAAATGCCGGAGGCCGGATCGGGCTGGCCCTGGGCTGGCACGTCATGGTGGCCGGGGCCGTGAACATGGGCAAGAGTATGATGATGTTAAACCTTGCGGCTGACGCCCGTAGGGGCGAGTACGACGCAGCAATCATCTCGGAAGAGATGGCTCGGGATGAAATAACATATAGGCTTTATCCTATACTCTCGGGGGTGGAAGCTGAGAAGATGGAGCGCGGGGCGGTTGAAAAAGGATTACTCCTGAAGATGAACCAACTTCTGTCTGAGCCCTACGAGACATCCGGTGGGACGCCGACGAAGCTGTGGGTCAACGACAAACCTCTCCGAAAACTCGACAAGGTTATTGAAAACCTGCACGCGCTCATGGACGAGGGGGTCCGGGTCTTCATGGTGGACTACCTTCAACTGCTTCGGGGTAGGAGTGGTCAGGACATCCGCGAGCGGGTGGAGGAAGTTAGCTCAGAGTTGTTCGACTTCGCCCACAGCCACAAGGTTTTGACGATTGGACTCAGCCAGTTCAATCGGAACATGAGCCGGGACAAGAACGTCGAGCCGGTGATGGAGGGGATGCTCGGAGGCCAGAGCTTGGAGGCCGACGCCGATCAGGTCGTGATTCTCGACCACAGCCGCTACGAAGCTGATCTGGAAAAGCCGTGGCTGGCCCGCACTTTCTTGAAGATCGACAAGAACCGCCACGGCCAGAAGAAGGTGGACGTGCCGATTGAATGGGACTGGAAGACGTTCCGCACCCGCGAAGCTCTCCCCGACGAGGAGCACCTATGGCCTGGAGCCGGAAAATGAAAAAGTTTCTATGGGTGGCCGCGCTGTTTGTTTTTCTCTGGCTCGGGACCACTGGCTGGAGCCAGATCCCAGAGCGCCGACCCGAGATCGAGGTTTACCGGGTCGAGTTGGAGGACGGTAGGCATATGTACTGCGCGGCGATCACCTGGTTTAGCCAGGTCGGGATAGACTGTAACTGGAACTTTGAGGAGACGGGGGATGAGTGAGACACCACCCGTAAGGACCAGAATCACCGCCTGCACCTTTGGCCCTGTAGCCCCTGACAGCATTCAGGTCGGGCCGTCTGACGTAGAGATTACAGACTGCGTTTTTGACCCACCACTCACCGGAGACCGACAAATGAAGTATGAACTCGGCGACATCATCATCAGCGGAAGCAAGGGAAACAACTGGCTTGGCCGGGCGATCCGGCTGTTCACCCGTAGTCCCGGCGAACCGGCGACGAGGGCCACGCACGTAGCCATGGTTCTCGGCGTAGCCGGCAAGGGCCGGTTGATTGATTGCACAGTCATCGAAGCCGTTTCCAAGGGCGTGAAACTTCACCGCTACGGCAAGCCCTACAAGTGCATCGTCTACCGCGCCAGAGATCTGACCGAAGACGAGCGCGACTGCATCTACACTGAAGCCTGGAAGCTCAGGGGCACGAAGTACGGCTACGTCAGGATCCTGGCCCACGCGCTCGACTGGATTACTTCAGGAGCGAGGTCGTACCGTTTCCGCAAGAAGGTGAAGGGCGGCGACCTAGCTGGCAGAGAGTGCAGCAACGTCATCACCTATCTCTGGAAGAAGTGCCGGGGCCTGACCTTCGGCGTCCCGGCCTACGCCGCTTCCCCTGACGACATCGACGACTACTGCCTCTGGAACCCGAGGAAATACGACGTTGTCCGGGAGTGGGGCAGGTACAAGGGCCGGAAGGAGGACTAGGAGGCCCGTGGAGGGGCCATACGGGTACCTGGAAGGCACGAGGGCGGCTCAGAGGTATCAGGGGTAGGGTAGAGGGTCCGTGGACGTTAGAGGGGCGATTCGATGAACATTCTTGGGCTGGATTTAGGGTCGAAAATGGGTTGGTGTTTGCTCTGGTCTGACGGGCGGGTCGATTTCGGCGAGGAGGACTGGCTCAAACTACCCAGGCGTGAACGGCTGATGAAGTTCGGCGAGTGGCTGACCGACAAGCTTCCTCTCGTGGACGCCGTCGTCTTTGAGGAGGTACAGACTTCGTTCGGCTCGGGTAGCTGGGTGATCTTCAGGCAGGAGGGGATCCTGACCTTCCTCTGCCGAGCAAAGCCCTTCTTTGGGGTCAACCCTTCAACCTTAAAAGGTTTCGCCGTACCCGGAAAGAAGGGGACGAAGGCCGCCATGACTGAGGCGGCGAAGAAATGGTTGACGGAGAAAGGCGTGGACGTACCGGACCTGACGGACAATGAGGCCGACGCGGTGTGTGTGGTTGCATGGGCCGTAGAACACCTGAGGAGGGAGAAATGACACCACCGGAGCCCCAGACAATGAGTGTTGAGCGAGTGGCGAAGTGGCTGGACTCGGACGACCAATCTCGGTAGATTTAGGTATCGCATAGACCTTCTGAGCGAGGAGCTTTTTCATGCAAATCACGCCCACCCGTACTACTTGGGATAGAACTCCTTGCGAGGGCTATGCGATAACCCAGGCGGTGCGCGGTGGGCTTTTGCGTGGAGGTCATACCATGGGCTTGTTCGATAACGAGGAATGGCGAACCATTCCAGATTTTCCCAATTACCAAGTCAGCGACATGGGGCGGCTGCGGAATCGGCGTAGGCTGTTGGGGCCAACCAACTCTGGGCGTAAGTGCGCGAACGGGACGTGGTACCAGTGGACCACCATCTGTAACAAGACCCAGAAGAAAAGAGTGGGGGTCCACCAACTGGTCGCATTGTGTTTCATTGGACCACTCCCCGACGGATTCCAGGTTGACCACAAGAATAGCATCCGGTCTGACAATCGTAGAGAGAACCTTCGGTATTTACCGAGTAAGCTCAACGCAGCAATGCACGATGCCCCAAACGGGGAGTCGGTAAACCACGCCAAACTCAGTGAGAAGGACGTTCTTGACATACGGGCGCGCTATGAGAGCGGCGAGCTTCAACGCACCATCGCTAAAGACTACGGGCTCCACAGAAGCACGGTAGGGAGCATCGTCACGAAAACGACATGGAGGCACATATGAGCGAGACCAGAGCCCAGAAACTCGACCTCTTGGAGCGTTGGGAGGACGACCCAGACTACACGCTTGAAGACTTCGAGCGGGACTACTCTACCCTCCTCCAGCCCCAGGAGGTGGACGCCCAAGAACGGGCTTGGAGGCAGGGGTTCCGCGCTGGGTGGTCGAGAGGAAAAAGGGGGACTTCGGGCTCCCTAACCGCTCGCAACAACCACGAGGACGCCGACTGTCCCTACGCCACCCAGGAGGAGGTACAGGATGATTGAGTTGAAGCCGTGGATGGTGGAATGGCTGACCGACCCTGACACTGAGGAGGGTTGGGCAAACGTACCAGAAAGCGTTTTCAAGAAGGGTCGATGGGAAGACGTGGACCTCTACATCGCCACCGCCATCGAATCCACTCTCGCCACCCCAGAGCCGGTGGGGTACTGTGCGCCCGAAGACGTGGAACGTATTCTGCATCCAACCTGCGGCACCCCATTGATCGGCGTTCACTTCAAGATCGACTCTCAACTCAACTACACCGTCCCCCTTTTCCTCAAGCCCCCAGCCTCAGAGGCGGCGGAGCGGGACCACCGGCGCGTCCAGCGTATACGTCACATGGCAGACTCTATCCGAAACGTCGGTAAGAAGGACCCCTACATCGTTGACAGGGCGCGAGAGATCATGGTCGAGGCCGACGCAATCCTCACTTCGGGAGATGAGAGATGAGTTCAGTGTTCGGGGTCCTACTGGTCTTCTTCGGGTTCCTTTTCGCGATGGCCCCCGGCTACCTCTTCTCACTGCCAAGCGACCCGGCTCCGTGGGTTTACATCTTTACGGTGGTTTTCTGTTTCGCATCAGCGGTGAGGTTGTTGGAGGACGGCATAAACCTTCTCGCCCCACCCCAGGAGGCTGACCATGACAGATAGCCAGCGAGTGAGAAGGGCCGCGCTAGAGAATGTGATACTCTCCAACCGGGACGACCAAGAGATATGCGGTAGCTTGGACTTTACGAGCCAGCATCCGAACGTCGCCGTCCTCCCCATCAACCCAGACACTGGAGCCGTAGGGCCGGTGGAGCCGATTCAAGCCACCAACTTCAATGTCATGCTCAACTGGCTGGACGGCCTGGAGGATGCTGATGTGGGCATGGTGCCGTTTTCCGTCATCACCCTACACGACCTCGCCACCGCCCTGCAGCAGATCCTTGGAGGCCAAGATGAGCAGAGATGACGGAGGACCGGCAATCATGGTGTTCTACGGTGGCCCAAAGGACGGTGAAGAGGTTCCACCGTATGATGGATTCCCGGCCCCAGGTGGATGCTCGTATCCAGATGAGGACGGAACCATGCACCCGTACACCCGAACCGAAACGACCGAGGAGGGCGGGCAAGTTCGTCACGTCTATGTCTACGACGCCATGCTCAAAGCCAGGGAGAACGGAGATGGGTGACGAGAACCCAAGCAAGAGACTTGTTGAAGGACTTGGACTTCAGGCAAAAGAGCGAGCCCTACTAGGCCCCCAGGAACCCGAGGCCGAGCCCACTGAGGGAGAGACGTGTCTTTGCACGACCTACTCCCCCATGGAGCGCGTTGATGGTGCTGTCTATGATCCTGGCGGATGGCGTGTGCCAAACCCCCAATGCCCGATTCACCCGATGGTTGCCCCCGAGCCCACTGACGCCCCGGAGCCATGCCGCCATGTACCAGACATGAGCTTCACCAAGTGCCTGAAATGCGGCCAAGACCTACCAGACCCTACGGACACACGGAGGATTCCTGACGTCCCGGAGGAGCGGGATAGCGCAGACCGTAAGTGGTGGGATCACCGATGGGCGGCTCTAGCCGTGAAGGCGGCTCACTGGAAACTAGCTAGGGCGGGTACCAAGGACCGCGAGCTTGGTGACTGGCTCATGGAAGAAATGGTGAAGATCGAAGAACAGGTCCCGCCAACGAATCCCATCCCACCCGAGAGCGCGGGAGAAGAGCTTCAGAAACTCCGGGACCACTTCTACGCCAACGAAGATTTCCAAGTCGTAGACGTTCTGGACAACGCCCTCACCCTCATTCGCTCCCAGGGCCGGGAACTTGACAAGCTACGCGATGCAGTTGGCTTGGCACCCCTCCACGAGATCGACAAAAGGGCCATGAAGATGTACGGCAAACTGGAGACAGCCACGGCTGAGATCGAGCGGCTGAAGCACGTACTCGACGGGATCAGGCACGAGCGCATCGCCACCAAGGCCCTGTCACAGGGATGAGACGCCAGAACCCGAAGCGCCGGAAGAGGGAGTGGCTCCGGGCTTATGACTCTCTGGAGTTCGTCGCTTACACCCATCAGAGCCCGTCCGTCGCCAGTGGCAGGGGGCCGTGCGTGTGCGCTCACGTCAAGCCGGACACTGGACTGCCTGTCGGCATGGGCCGGAAGGCGGACGCCTGTTGGGTGGTGCCGTTGACGTTGGACGAGGAAAGGGAGAAGCACCAGCACGGCGAGGAATCTTTCGAGAAGAAGCACAGGATCAGTTTACCAGACGAAGCCCGTAAACACTGGAGGGATTATGGGAAAGGCTAAGACGTTCCGCTACATCATCAAGGGCGACGGCCACTATCACCCGGGCGGGGACTGTCAGTGCCTGAAACCGACCCGTCTCAGGCGCTACAAGCACCACTGGCAGTGCGTCTGTGGCAGGCTAGCTGTTTACAAAGGCCGGATCGACCCGAGCCTCTGGAGACCTACGGCTTCTCCTCGATAGCGTTCTCGTATCCTTCCTCCCACCATTCGACGGCCACGTACCCGTTCTCACACACCTGACAGCGTTTGTGCTTAATGACGGGCTCGTAGGGGCCTCCCTGACCGGCGCACATTCTTTCCCCGACTCGCACCTCGACGTACCCGCCCTCGCACTCCTCGCACTCTCTCCAGTGAAGAGGTGGCCCACTCATCGGTTGCGCCTCCGGCTTTCACGGACCATTTGCAATCGGGCCTTCCGTCTGAGCCACCACTTTCGGGGCATCGTGCTTTGGATTCGTCCACGTCTCTGGGTGTAGCCACCCCCTCCCGCCATCATCGCCAAGGGCAAAATACCAGCCAACAATGCCGCCTGTGAACGCTTCATTCTCCCGACCTCCATTTCCGTTTGATAGATTCCCGGTCCTCCAGCCCCACACAGAGCCAGGCCAGGAGACAGATACATCCGATCACGAAACACGGGCCGCGCCAGGTCATGGGGTGGGTTCCTCTGCCAAGGCACAGCGATTGCAAAGCAAGGGCGTGGCTGGGTGCTCAGAAGCAGGGAACATATCTTCAACCGGGAACCGGACACCGCATCGAGCACATGGATATTCGCCGTTGCTGTCGATAAGGTCAGCCTGTGCCTCCATTTGGGCCTCAAGAACCTCCACCGGGTCTGGTATATGCATCCTATCTCTCTCCCTCCGTCATGGCGATGGCGGCATGGATCTTTTGTTGCGTAGTCTGCCACCTGTCCACGTCACCACATTTACCTTCGCTAGCCAGCCATGACAAGAAGGTATTTGCGCCCTTCGCCGCCTCCAGCAGCGCGTCACGTTGGGCCAAGAGGTCGGCGTTCTCGGCCCTGAGCCGGTCAATACCTTGACTGATTCTCTGAAGTCCCGCAAAGATGTCCTGCATTCTCTCTCTCCTCGGTTGTCGCCTTCAACGGCCTTCTACCCCTACCTAGCTACCTTTTCAGCGTCCACGGCTCTCTCCGGGCCTGTAAACGCTGTTCCTCGGCGCGGGCAAGCGGGTAGAGGCGGGCGTATTCTCGTTCGTAGGCTCGCCAGTCGTTTGTTGACCACTTTTTCCTGCCGGACAGGCGCATACTTCGGTCGCCAGCCTTCCGGGCGTCGGCCTGGGCCTTCTCGTAGGGCGCGGTTATGGGTTTCATGGGACTACTCTCTCCATTTCTTTTCGATTTCAAACTCAGAGAGCCCCACGTACTTCTCGAAGGTCCAAGAGGCAATAGGGTTGTCCTCATGGTTCTGTTCGCTGCCTTCCGCATGGAAGGAGACGGTCCGGGCCTTTGGGTCCACCTTGATGATCGGGTACTCGTTGTCGGGCCGGTAGGTGGCGATGCCGAATCCCGTTTCCTCACCCTGTACCCCATCCGTCATCTGGTCGAAGATGATGCGTGTGAGGTAGGAGCCATCTCCCCACCGGACACGACGGGCGAGGGCTTTCTGTACGTCCAGCGGTAGCACAGATCCTCCCCAGTGCGAGTAGAGATAGACGGGATCGGTGTTCCCCCAGTCCTGCACGACCATGACGTTTGCTCTGTCTCCCATAATGTACCTCCTCTTTCTCCTGGAATGGTTCACTCTTTCACGAGTTCGGGGTATCCGCCCTGCGGGTTCAGGTTGTTGACGCAACGTGCCCAAAGGTCTAGGGCCTCGGAAAGGTTCTTCAGGGCTTCGGCATCCTCGGGGTGGCTGTGTTCCATTCGTAGATAGGAGTCCTCCAGCGCACCCCAGGCACAGTTGGCCACCTCGATCACTTCCTGACGGGCCTCTAGCTCACCCTGTACGTTAAGGGCGTGTTCCTCGCTCAGTGACAGGCCACCTACGGCCCGTCCGGTCTTTGGAAACTGGTTCACGGCTTACTCCTTTTCGGCGGCGGCGATGGCGGTACGGGCGGCCTCAATCGCTACCAGTTTATGAAAGTCTTTCTTCACGTTGAGCTTCCGCCCGAATTGCCCGAATTCCCGCACCATTAGCTTCAGCGCCTCCAACATGGCGGGGAAGTTGTTGGCAGCGCGTACAATGTATTCGACGTCAGGCTCGCACTGGCTTGTTACGGTGCCATCCACCGTGCAAACCCTATCCTCTCCCGCCATAATCCAGTCCTGGCTAATACTCCACGGTAAGCGCGTGTGCATTTTCTCTCTCCTCAATAGGGGAAGCGCCTCCTGACCCACGGATGGGCCAGGAAGGCTAGTAGGGCGAAGAGTAGGGCGGGCATGTCAGACCCCGAGTTGGAGGTACAGGTATCGGGCGACGGTTTTCGACACCCAACCCCAGGAAATGAAGGGCTTCTTGCCTTCGACAATTGCCCCCCAATCCCAGAAATACGCATCACCCATGCCCCTGGATTTCATGGCGTTGAAGAGAAGGGCGGGAACGTAGTAGTTGTCGTCCATGTGACTGAGGTAATGGTCGGCTTGCCGGTCTCCCATGGGCTTTCCGTCCTCGGAACCAAGGGCACAGAACCAACAATCACCCCCGGAAGGTAGGGGCACTTCTCCGGCCTTGAAAGCCGTCTCGAAAGCCTTGGCAAAATCCCGTATCCTCTTTCTCAGGGCTTGCGTTTTCAGGACCGAAAAACCGACCGGAACATGGAACCCGCCACGGGGACCGATACGGAAGCCGTCGCCATAGGGCTGGCGTTTCTCGGAGTCCCACCGGCCGTCCGACACATACCAGACGCCCTTGTCAGAGTAGATCCGGCAAGGTGCGTAGCTGTTCATTCTGTCTTTCGTGGTGACTGTCTTCCAGCCCCCGGAATTGAGGACACAAGAACCATCCGGGAGGTATGTCACCACGTCGGTCTCGTGAAGGAGAACGGCGATTCCCTTCTCTCTCCGTTGGAGGTAGGTATTGTTTTCCAGCTTTCGGGAAACTCGGTTCCCTAGCTTGGTCTCAGCTTCCTTGAACGTATTCATTTTCTCTTTCTCCTTAGAAGGACGGGCGCTAGACGCTCCAGGGCCATCTCCGAGCCCTACGGCCACGCCCGAAGTCTACTAGGCGGAACGTCTCGCCGCCTATGGTGGTCTGGCCTCGGGCAAGCTCCCTGGCGTGCCTATGGGCCACGGGGCCAGTCATTTCACAAAACGGGCCTACGGTGTGAATCTCTCCCCGGCGGTCCATGACCCGGACAGTGTAGGCCCGGGGACCGTGGGGCGGCTTCTCACTGGAGACGAAAACGTATCTATCGAGCTTTCGGTTCCAGTGCTGGCGGTCGCTTACTCGTGACCGGAAAAAGCGCATGGTCTCAGGACTGAACCAATAGCCCCGGGGGTTCCGATTCCTATACTCTGTTTCGACGCTCATTTCCCCATCTCCTGAAAGTGATCTCTTTCGATTCTATCTGCTTCAACCCACCACGAACCTAGGCCCGTAGTGACGGACACTTCGACAACGCCACCTCTTTCTCGATAGTCAAGCAAGCGAACCCGGAGAGATCCGGCCTTGTTACAGATTCTCCCTTTCAAGGCTTGCCATTGGCCCACACTGTCGGAGAACTCGGATAGGGTCATGGGGTTACCATCTGGCAAAGGGTGGGAGGTTGGTATAGGTCTCTTCGGCCCTTTCTTCGTATTTCAGTGCGGAGGAGATTTCGCCCCTAAGCCTGCAATGTTTAGCTATTGCAAGGTTCTTGGCGAAGGTGGCGAGGTTCTTGGTTGCAGTTTTCGTGCCTTCCCCTCCATCTGGGAAGAGCTTCTGATACCTGTATCCCTTAGCGTGTCGGGCAAAGAAGGCCCAAAGGTCTGCCCGTTCCATTGCGTCTAGGTTTGGTACATTGTTCTCCATTTTCTTAGCTCCGTATGGCGGGATGGTCGGGACCGAATCTATCCCGAAGGAAGTCGGAAGTGATGGCGTTAAACTCGTCAGCAGGGCAAAGGGGATCAGCCGTTCCCATGCTGCCAGTCGAAACGTCCACCAGGTCGCCGCTCAGATCGAATTCGGCAAACATTGGACGCCCCGAAAGCTCAGAGCAAGGCCAGGAAGCCCCCGGGCGGTGCGCCCAATCGTAGGTATCTCTAGCAGATAGCCAGAGCTTGGTCCCAAAATCTCCGCGCGAAACTCTCATTTTCTCCACCTCCTGAAAGTAAATCAACTCCCGGACCCTAACGGCCAAGCCTGGGAAAAGGGCTAGCCTCTTTCCCGAAGCTCTTCGATTGCGAGGTTCTCCGTGGCGTAGGGACCAAAGGGGAGAGAATCGGGCAGGCAACCGGGGAAACAATACCAAAAGAACCACCCTTCACCATCGGGCAAATCTCTTCTCGGCCCATTGCACTCCGGGCAGGGTCCACCCGTTCCCGAAACATCATGATCGCCACAATCAGGACAAAGGATATACGGGGAGTAGAATACCTCAACGTCTGGCAATGCGTAGGGGTCGGATTCTCTCCTGGGGTCTGAATAATGCTGGGACATTTTCCGTCTCCGTCTAAGGGTCAGTCCTGGGGCCGGAGTCGAACCGGCCCACGTCCGTGCCGGGGGTTAGTCGTCGTTCGTTGAGGCGAGTTTGCGGAGCCGCGCCAGAATTTCGAGGGAATCGGGGCCGATGATTTGGCCCATCTCCCAACCAGACTCTTCGTCGTAGACCCGCACAATGGACTTCCCCTTCTCCACGTCCAGCACGAACACCATCATCTCCCCCTTGTCAGTGACCCGCTCAGGCCGACTCCTGGGTGTCGGCCTCAAAGGAATCTCGCATCGGGTCGAGGCTTTTTCCTGTGTAGACTTCTACGTTCTTGGTGACTTGCGGGCCAACCGCAGAAAGTCCAATAGAGTCGAGCATAATTTGAAGGTGTCGAACCGCTGCTCGTACCTCTTTCTCTGGTCCGTCTAGTTCAATGCAGAAAATCGTGTGCTCGTCCATCCTATCCCCCTTGGTTAAGGTCTGGCCCTTTACTGTGCAGATCCCATGCCACAACCAAAAAGTGAGCATCTAAGCCAAAAAGAGGAAGCGACCGAGAGCGAGTAGTGCGGTAAATCGCGGATTTCTCGCAAAATACCGCACTAGAGGCTTCGGGAAACCTTCGGTTCCCCCACACCCCAGCCGCGACCCCACAACACCTCTTAATGGCAAATCAGCAGATACACAGAAGCAAGACAGACAGATGACAGGAGAAGCAAGAGGAAGGGGAGAAGGGAAGGGTCAGTGTAGAGACGGGAGAAAGGTCAGGCGTGTATGGGTACGGGTAAGGGGTAAGGTGTGGGCAAGGTATGGTGTCGGAGTAGGGGAAAGGTCTGTAGGTGTGTCAATTAGACACGCCCTATTAGACCAGGTGGTCGTGTCAATGTGACACGGTATTAGGTGTGGTGAACGTTCTATGTTTCCAGGGGGTAGGCACTTTCACTCCCCGGAAAGCTCGCGCCACCACTAGCTTTTTAGGGCCTCGACCCCCGGACCCGGCCCCTACCCCAGGACTGGCTCCGACGTGCCTCAGATGGCCCGTAAAGACCCTTCAACGGCTAACCCGGGACCAGGCCCTACCCAGGAAATGGGCCTAAGCGGGTACGGCGCAAGGGTTTGGCGGGTTATCCACAGTGGCGTATAATATCTATTATGTAAAGCTAGGCCAGGGGGTGTTTTCGGTCCCTGGCGTCCAGGAAGGAAGGAAAGGCCGGCCCCTAGCTTTTCTTCATCGCGCTTCTTCAAAGGTAAATTACCCCTACCCTCGGGCCAATCCAGTTTCCCCGAACCAGACCCTTAACCTAGGAACATACCCTTTTACCGTTGGTACGTCTGAAGAAATGGCTTCCCGGGGCCAGTTCCAGGCCACCTAACCGACCCGTGAAAAGCCCCAAAACCGACCTAACCGTGCGAATGACAAGCACTTAGCTACCCGCGTGTAACCTTTGAAATGCCTCGAAACACGGGGGTTTGACCCGGAATGGCCGGTTCCGACCCGACCCAGGGGCCTTTTCGGGAACGGGTGGGGCTGTTAGTTTCCGTTTAGGTCTTGTGCTGGGGTCTGGGGGGTGGTAGAGTGGAGTATCCTGACCAGAGGAGGTGATGCCCAATGCCGACGATAACTCCCATAGACCAGTTGTGACCCTACCCCTTCAGTGGTGGTTGCGGTGCGTGGCGATCCCGCAATCAGTCACGCGCTCACGAAAGCTGCTCCGTTCGATAGCGGCAACGCATGGGCAGAGTCGGTGTGAATCCGGCCAACCGTCACTGAAGGGGTTCTTTTAAGGAGAGTGGAGATGACGAAAGAGCAGTGGGCGGAGATCCTTTTGATCGAGAAAGGCTGGCCTGCGGGGTTTTTCTACGGCCCCATGCTGGCTGATATTTGCGATGTCGCTGGCCCGGCTGGTCTTGCTGCGTTCTTGTTGAAAGGGCACTTCACCCGGGCCGACGTGGAGGTGCTTCGTGAGATTCAACAACGGGGTGGCGACGCTTGGTGGTGCGACGACATTGATGTGGGTGAGATCGCCGACCGCATCCAAGCCCTCCTACCCGATGACTGACCGCCTGGAGCTTGCCCGGGGTTTGACAGTGGCGGAGGTGGAAGGCGGTTTTCTGGTGTCGGGTCATTGGGTAAATTCTGAGCTTGACGATTGTGATTGCGGCGATTTCATTTGGAGAGGTGGTCCTTGCAAGCATATTTTAGCGGTGAAACTTTTTCAGGAGGAGAGAGAGCATGAGGAAGTCGAAGTTTCAGGAGAGGGCGGAAGCGAAGATGCTGGAGTTGGCGACGGCGGCGGAAAGCGTTAGGGCTACCGCCGACCATCACCAGGGGGTGGTCAACGGCCTTGTCCAGGATGCCGAAGAACTGGACCGCCAGGCCAACCTCCTCCAGGCCCTGATCGACGCCGAGGACGACACCACAGACAGCCCGTCGCCTGTTACTGACACCACGGAGGAGCCCGTTGGCTAACCCCCCGGACGAGGGCAAGAAGGTTTTGTCGAGGAACGGCCCCGGCCAGCCGAAGTGGCGGCACTACGGCCAGCAGCCGCTGAAACGGCGGGACGGCCTCCCTGTCCTTGCCAAACAGATTCCGCTGAAAATTCTTCCCCGCGAAATGATCGAGCCGCTGACGGATCCTCAGGTCCGGTTTTTGGTTGCTTTTTGGAAGATCGGCCACGAGAACGAGGCTTTAGCTCAGATCGGCTACTCGAAGTCCGGCTTTGGCAAGTGGAGGAATCAGTCTAGGAATAAAGAAGCCTTCATCGCTGCGTATGAGTTGATGAAGGGGATCATAGACGACTACTGGGAGGCGAAGGCGGAACGCAGTTGGGATGAGGGGTACGAGGAGCACGAAGACGTTTATGACAAAAAGCTGGGTGAGAAGGGCGAGTGGGATGGGGTGTCCTTTACCCGTCGCCGCTACAAGACGCGGGTGAAACGCGATCCGGGGATCTTGAAGACGATCCTGAGTTCCAGGATGCCGGAGAAGTACGGCAAGCCCGGCCAGGGCGGCGGCGGCACGACGATCAACGTGATCTTTGAGAGTGTAGACGTGAAAGAGAAGGCTGAAGTCGTAGAAAGCACAGAAGTCATGCCTGTAGAGGTCGTAGACCAGGAGGAAGAGAATGGGTAAGTACAGCAGAAAGCCTGGAGTTGTTGAGGCGATGCAGTTCACGGATAAATCGAAGGACCAGTGCTTCCACTTCGTGGGCGGGAACCGTCACGCGGATTTCGAGGAAGTGGATGAGGACTTGGGAATCCCGATCCTTGTTTTTGACACCATCCACGGCGACGAAGCAGTGGCGCGTTTTGGCGACTGGCTCATAAAGGAGCCGGATGGAGTTCACTGCTACCCCTGCAAGCCCGACATCTTCGAGGCGACCTACGAGCCCGTGGAGGCCGACCATGATTGACGGAGTCCTTCCGCACGACATGGCGGAGAGAGCGAGAGAGAAGTTGGAGGAGCTGGAGAAGTCTCAGAGGATCGCAAGACCCCTTGGCCCTAGGGTGCTCGTGGAGCCGCTGGAAGAGAAGCACGAGGGGAGGGTCATCACCACCGAAGAGATCGTCGGTTCCATACCTACTAAAGGACTGGTGATTGCCATCGGCGACGAAGTGACCAAGGTTCGTGTAGGTGAGGAGGTGTTTTTCCGCCAGTACGCAGGGATCGAAATCATGGTCGGCGAGGACGAACTGTTGATCTTCCAGGAAGGTGATCTGCTGGTGGTGTGGAGATGAAAAGATCAAACTTCCTGAAAAGCCTGCTCGCGCTGCCGTTCGTGCCAAAGGTTTTGGCCGAAGATCAGGGCGCAGCCCTCCCGAAGGGGCCGTACACTCCAGTCGAGCCGCCGAAGTGCCCAGTCTGTCTGGATCGCGGGGTAATCCCCGTAGACTTCGGTGGGACTCGTGGGGTCGTGGGGTACAACAACGGCGACTATCTCCCAGACTCTGGCTCTGAGATCACAGAGATGGCGTGCCCTCGCTGCGCTCCGACCGTAGATGAAATCCCTCAAATTAGCCGCCACTACTCCGTTACCACCATGAAGGAGATTGACCGAATCTGGAGGGATTGTAGGAAAAAGGTTTTTGAAGGCATGGAGACGCCATGGGAGTAGCCTATGGCTGAAGAGCGCGTCCAGATACCTGCTGCACGGCCTCACCAGAAGCCGGTACTTGACGACCCCTCAAGATTCAAAATTCTGCGCTGGGGACGACGCGCTGGCAAGACTTCTATCGACCTGATCGCTGCAACTCTCGGCCACGGAGCCCAGCCAAACGGCAGGGGGATGGCCGATGGCGGCGACATCCTCTGGGTCTACCGGGATTTCACAAACGCCCAGGTCGCCTGGAAACAACTCAAGCAGATCTTCGCTGGGAAAAAGGGCTTCGACAAAAGCGAGCAGTGGCACACGATCACCTTCCATAAGGGCGGTTCGGTCAGAATCGTCAGCGCCGACAACATAGATTCAGTCAGAGGCGACAAGTGGGACGGCGCGATCATCGACGAAGCCGCCCACATGAAGCTCAACGACGTGTTCTGGAACGTCGTCCGTCCCGGCCTAGCCGACCGTCACGGCTGGGCCATCTTCACGTCAACGACCTGGCCGGGCTCCTATTTCAACGACCTCTGCAAGGCCGTAATGGCCGGAGAACGCCGAAACTGGAAGCACTTCTACGCGACCGGCTGGGACAATGACATGATGGACCCCGTCGAGCTACAGGAGATGGCCGACGACTACGACGACGAGATGAAACGGGACTGCGAGGTTTTCGCCAAACTCGTTGTTCCTGGGGGGTTAGCTTTTCCGCAGTGGGAGGAGAGTGTTCATGTCTACGACTTCAACCCGCCCATGGACTGGCCGTGGGTCGGCTGTATCGACTATGGCTGGCACCAGGGCTGGTTCGGTCTGGGAGCGTGCGGGCCGGAGGGAAACATTCACTTCCGCATCGAACTCGCCTTTTCAGAGACCGCTCCTTATGATCTTGGCGCTGAGATTGCTCATCTGATCCACGGCAAGCATCCGCTCCCGATGTTCATCGTCCACGACTCGGCGATGGGCGCGTTGATGGACGGCACGCTGACGGTGGCCCAGAAGTTCCAAGCTGGGCTTCTTTCGGTGCTCCGCGACGAAGCCCCGCCCGTCGTTCCGGGTCCCAAGGGGCCGGGTTCAAGGAGCATCGGCACGACGCTGTTCCGCGAAGCCCTCGGCTGGAAGAAGCCAGGGGACTGGCCTCTGACGCCGCTGAAGCCCTGGATGAGACCTAAGCTCACCTTCCATCCCCAGTGCCCTTACGCGATCCGTACGATACCTTCCCTGCCGCGTTCGCCGACTGACATCGACGACGTAGACACGAACGCCGAGGACCATGCGTTCGACGCCATCAAATACCTACTCATGTACCGCACACCGAGAGCGGAAAGAAGAGAACCGCCTCAAAGCGAGAGGATGAAAAAATGGATGGAGCCCGAACCCCAGGAAGATGGGTATCAATATGGCGAAGGCTTGTGGGACCCCCTCGGAAGCGCCCCCTGGAACTATTAGTAGAGGCGCTGGAAAATGAGCGCGACCACCTGAGAGTCCAAAACGCCCGGCTCACAGAGGCATTGCTCTCCATGAAGAAGGAGGGTTATCAATACCAAGGCCCTGCAATCACGGACTCTCCTGACCCCGTCAGTCTGCCTGACGTGGTGACAGCGGCGATAACTGAGACCAGCGGCAACGACCAGGAGTTGGCGATCCAGCAGATGGTGTACGCCCAGAACCTCATCGACGGCGGTGAGGAACCTGAGTTTGTTGCCTCGATCATCAGAGACGGCGTTGACACGGAGAGCTTCAAATGAGTACGGAACGCATAGGGGCCGATGACATCCTTCCCGGCAAACTCCTGAGTGCAGGTAAAGAAGACGCCGCCATGAGCGCGATGGCGATCTGGGCAAGTAAGGACAAGGTCATGCGTCGGCAACTGGCGCAGTGGGAGTGTAACGTCCTTCGCAGGCAGGGCTACAAGAACGTCAAGATTATGAGCGAGGGCGATGATCGGAGTTGGAGGGCGTGGATGCCCGCCTTTATGAAGAGCAACCCGAACTCGATCAAGGCGTTCAACCTGGCAGCGATGATCTGTAGGAAACAGACCGCGCTGTTCTGGGCTGACCCGCCGATTGCCGACGCGGTTCCGTTCAGCGGAGAAGACGAGGACAGGGACGCCGCCGAAGTCACAACGAGAGCGCTCCACGATCTCCAGAGCCCGAACAAACTCGCCACCGCAAAGAAAGGACGCAGGTGTACCGACAGGGCTCATAATTACGGCAGCGGGTTCGAGCGGTACTGGGTCGATGAGAAGGGCGGCGGTAGGATACCGATCCAGATTTCCGCCCATCCCGAAGCTGAGACACTGCTTGACGCCACGATTGATCCCCAGACCGGAGCACCAGCGCAGGAGTTCGTCGAACGCTACGTCATGCCCACAGGCGAGTTGACTGACGAACCTTCAGAGGCGGCTACGAGATTCGTTCCTGCCATCAGGTCAGAAGTCCTTACCGGAAAGAACGTCCGTCCCATTCCTATGGAAGCGGAGGACATCGAAGAGTGCCGGGGCATCCAGATCGGCACATTCGAGCCGTGGGGCGACCTGAGAGCCGATTGGCCGGAACTCGACAAGCTCAGCGAAGACGACAGGAACGACCTGCTGAACTATCGCCCGGACTCAAGCGACCGCATCGTAGGCGCTAGTCAGAAAAAGGCGCTTGACTCCGAACCCGACGACCCGGACGAGAGGCTCGCGTTCGTGCTGCACACCTACTACAAGGCAGGCACTGAGTATGAGAAGGGGGCCTACGCGCTTCAGATCGGCAACAAAAAGATGCTCCACCGGCAGGAGTGGACGGAGACCGACGACCAAGGAAGGGAAATTTCCTTACCCCTACCTATCGCGCAGTACAAGATGTGGGAAGAGGGCGAGGAGAACTTCTATGGCTTTGGGACCATGGACATCGTCGGCGAAGGCAACGAGATCGTGGCATACCTCGATAATGCGCTTCAGGAGCACGTCAACAGACTCTTGAACCGCAAAGTTTTCTTGCCGATGCACTCGAACCTCCAGAACAAGCACTTCCAACAGCCCGGCCCGTCTCCGATCCGCATCCTTCCAGGCTCAGAGCCGAAATACGAGGACATCCCCGAGTTCCCCCTGGACGCTACGCGGAGACGCGCACAGGTCGTCACAGACACCCAAAACTCCGTGTCTCTCAGTCTATCAGCCCAGGGCCTTGAGAGCCCCCAGGTCCAGAGCGGAAGGCACGCGAACGCCATCGTAGCCCAGCTTCACGCAAGTCTATCAGACATCCGACAGAACCAGATCGACGGGTTTCTGAGGGCGTGTCGGATCCAAGTTGCTCTGGCTAGGGCGTTTTTCGACACGGAGACGAGGGTTGGTTGGGTCGGAGATGACGGCGGGTACAAGGTCATGCACTGGAGTTCCACGAACCTCAGACAGACATCGGACGTGGAGCTTCAACCCGGCTCGATGAGTATGCTCAGTCCGCTTCAGAAGACTGCGGTTGCCGAGAACTTCGCCACCCTCGGTGTCCTGAATCAGGAGGAACTCCGGGACATCTCCTCTACGAACCTTGGCGGCGTATTGAACCTTCAAGACAACCCGTATGTACTTCGGGTCAGAAGGCAGATTGCCATCTGGCAGGAAGGCCCGTCCGAGGAGTGGCAGCCGAAGATGAAAGAGCAGCCGGTCATGGATCCCGCGACCGGCCAGCCCCCCGTAGATCCCGCCACGGGCCAGCCGGTTCTGGGTCCTGACGGCCAGCCCCAGACCCAGCAAGTCCAGGCCATGGATGACGAGACCTGGGGCATCTGGGAGCCGGTCGAGGCGGACACCCTTCCGTTCCCTGCGAGAGCCCGTCTCACAGAGCTTTCAAAGGCCATGACCCGCACCGACTACCTCCAACAGCCTGTAGAGTGGAGATGGGGCTTAGAGGAGGCGTTCGACCAGGCAAATCAGTCCCAGATGGAAGCGCAGGGACCGCAGGTAGGCCAGCCCCCAGCCCTCCAGTCACCCGCCCAGAGGACGCAGGGGCCGCTGGCTCCACCGACCGCACCCGTACCAACGAACATTGACACACCCAGGAGTGAGGTTGAGGCCCCGGACGAGGTCGTTGCTGACGACGCAGTAGTTGAGGAAGCCGTCGAAGAGCAGTCGACTAGGTTCGAGGAGGATATAACCGAATACGGACCTGACGGACCCATCGACGAGGAAGCAGAGGAAGAAGTCGGAGGCGAGGAAGTCGTCGAGGACGACGAAGTCGCCGACGAGCCCACCGCTGGATCCCCAGAACTAGATCCACAGCCGTTTAAGTTCCGCGCCTTTGGGAAGGACTACCAAATCCAAGGCGCTGTTAGGGTAGAGGTACCGCTGGCCGATGGCGGGACTGAAAAACAGATCGTAATGACAGAGGCCGTTTTTCAGAACCAAATCCACGCTCGCTTCCTGGACCCCGAGAAAGCTGGGCAAGAGGTACGAGAGTTGGAGGCCCGGTTGGCCGACCTCAACCCCGACACCAACGAGACGGTGATCCGGTCGAGAGTGATTGGTGAGAAGATCGACGGGTTCATTGCCTCGGTACAGGAACTCGCAGAGACGGACCCGGACAAGGCGCTCCAGGCGCTTCAGGGCCTTCCAACCTTTGCCAGGACTTGGGAGTTGGAAGCGAAGAACGCGATTCTGGAGGCGAACGCCAACCGGCAGGCCACAACGACCACGTCGGCCACTGAGGAAGCGAAGGTCGCAGAATGGACAGGCATCATCGACAGCGAGATGGGGGTCACAAGCCCCGCGAACGTCGTAGATCAGATGCTCGACCAGGCTGGAATCGACCTCGCGCCCGCAGACAGGGAGATGCTCCGGGACTACGTCTCGAACCATCGGGCCGACTACTACTTGGAGGCGACGGCAGAGCACGCTGCTGAGAATCCGGCGATCAACGAGGGTGACTTGGTAAGAAACGACCCCAAGTTGATTCAGGATCTCGATCACCAGATCAGTCTCATGCAGAGAGCGCCTGCCGCGAAGAAAGCCAAGAAGGTCGAGGAGGCGAACAAGAAGAAGGTTGAAGGGAAGAAGGTGCCACCCACTCGCTCCGCCAAAGGAAAGAAAGCAGGTTCCGGGAGCGAGCATGTCCCAGCCAAGGACAAAGATGAGTGGCGCGAACGAATGGGCATAAACAACTAAGGAAGCACCATGTCCGCTGCAACATATAGCCCCACCACGATGTCAACCTTCGATGAAATTTGGAGGAAGATCCAGACAGACGTGCATGAGGGGTTCAATTTCGAGAGCGAGGAATGGGGCTGGATGAACGACCTCAAGAACTTCAAGGTCGCCTGGTCGCAACGAGAGATCCTCGTACCCATGGACCTCAACGAGGGTTACGGCACCGCTTCCATCACTGATGGTGGATACCAGGCGATGCCCTCAAGCCCTGAAGTCAACGAGATCAGCCTATCCTGGCTGCATTTCAACAAGCGGTTCAGCATCACCGAGCAGGCCAAGTGGGTCCAGCAGAAGTCATCGAATGCGATGATCGAGAAGCAGATGCGCTTCCAGTCCGGTAAGGCTGTGAAATCGCTCGCCCGCTACGTCAGCGACTCCTACTACGGCGTCAGCGCAGGCTACCGGGCCATGCTCTCCACCGATCCTGGTGGGAGCGCAACCTCACACACGCTGGTCATGGATAACGCCTATGGCTACGCGAACATTGACGGCGCTGCCTACATCGGCAACCTGTTCAAGGTCGGCGACCGGGTGGCCCTGATCCGGGCCGGAGCACTTGTTGCGAACGCCATCGGCACAGTTACCGCCGTGGACGCTACGGTGCCCGACATCGACGTGACCTGGGTTGGGGGTGCTAGCGCGGACCCGGCAGAGAACGACTACGTCGTGCTCGCCAACTCCCAGGAAAACACGACCGTCGCAGGAACCGACTACGACAAGGGATATGTCGGCCTCATCGACGGCCTCACCACTGCCTCTGTCCACGGTCTTTCAAGCGCGACCAACGCGAACTGGGCTCCTGTCACCGCCGACGACACTGGCGGACGGCTGACAGGCGTGAGGATCACCCAGGCTCGCCACGAGATCAGGAACAGGGGTGGCGGGAACATGGACATCATGTGGCTCGACCAAGGCGTTGAGCGTGACATGATCGCCCTGAAGGACGCGGCTGTCAGACTCTCTTCCACGTTCGGGATGGAGATGGACGGCTCGATCAAGTCCAAGGGTGTGGACATCAAAACCAGCCGGAGAGTACCTCCCGGCTTCGCCATCATGGGCGTGAAGAAGAGCCTTCAGCGCATGACGCTACTGCCCAAGCCCAGCGAAGACATTCCGTGGGGCGACGGCAGGTTCATCCCCGACCGTGCCGCCATGGTCTACAGCATCGACTGGCCCAGTGCGATGATCTGGCTGAATCGGGGCAACTTCAAACTCCACTACGGACTCACCGAGCAATAGGAGGCTGACATGAGTTTTACTCAGAAGACGTACAACAGCCTGGGTGTCGGCCTCGCTGATTTCGATGCTGCCATCGAGATCCAGAACCAGCTTTCCTTGCCCGTCACGGGGGACACCTTCTACATCGACCCCAGAAACGGTCACGACAACAACTCTGGGACTTCCCCGGACGACGCGAAGCTCACGCCCAACGAGGTTATCGGCCTCTGCACCGCCAATGCTGGTGACTTGATCGTCTGGATGAGAGGTAGCTGCGAGGTCACTGAGACTGTGGCGTTCGACGTGACGGGAGTGACGCTCGTTGTTGCGACGTTCGGTGGACCCAAGCCAGACATGGGCGAGTACAACGCCATCTATTCCGCAGCCGCCTTCGTTGATGGCCCTGCGGTGACGATCACTGCCCCGACCACGATCATCGGTCTGGGGATGGTGAGCCGGGACGCAGGAACCTCCTTCTGGGAGGGCGCGGCTTGCCTGATCGGCGGGCTTGCCAGTGCTTCCCCTTACGGCGTCCACCTCCACCAGTGCCGGTTCCCGAAGTGGGGGCTGGACAATCGCTACGGCCTCTCCATCGAAGGGGGGTCCAACATCCTCATCGACCAGTGCCAGTTTGAGGGCGTCGGCGCTGACTTCACAGCGGGTATCTACTTGCAGGGAGCTACTGCAAACCTCGCAATCAGAAACAACATCTTCACCGACTGCGATTACGCGCTGGCGATGGGCGCGATCACAGGAAGTGGCCCCGGCCCTGACCTCGATTTCCATGGCAACCGGATCATTGGTGCGGACTCTAAGGGCATCAATACGGGCGGCTACACTGGAAGAGGCACCATCAGCGGCAACTACTTCAACACCGACGTTGGCACTTCGACCTACGACAAGACGGTAGCGAACATGGAGACCGCTGGCTGGATCTGTGTCGGCAATTACTACGCCACCGAGGCCACTGGCCCGACCTAAGGAGGACTGATGTATCCGCCTGACGTGCAGTGCTGCGCCGGAGTCTGTGAGGAGGACGGCGCTGAACCCAGAGAGATCGTCTTCAAGGGCGTGAAGAAGCCTGCGAAAAAGAAGGCTCCGGCCAAGAAGAAGAAATGAAGATCACCCTAGACCGAGAAGGTCCGGTCCCCGATCCGAGGTGGCAGGAAGAGTTGGATCTGATTACCACCCCCGGGGGTCGGCTTTCTTGGCTTCACCTTTACTGGGAGCCGGGGGACACCTGGGAACCGATTCATCGTTGGTTCATCGGCCAGGTCATCCCCCGGGCTTCTATTCCCAACCTCTACAGTAAGAGGCAGTGGGAGTTCTACCACGATACCGGCTGTCTGCTGATCCCGCACTGGGTCATCCAAGGAACGGAAGGTGGGCACAAGTATCGGTTCAACCGGGTCGAGCAGAACATCCTCAAGCTCAAGGGTCGGGATCCGACGCCCTGGGAGCCGGGCGATCTGCCGTATGCAGAGCCTGATTCCAGGATGTTCAGGAAGCTCCTAGAAGCTGATCTGATGAGGAAGTTCGAGTACACGACCAACTACATGGAAAACACGACGACGCGCCTCAGGGAGGACGAGAGGACGCTTCTCGTGGAGATGAGAGAGCGACTCTGGGACTGGCTCGGAGAACAGGTCCGAGAGCCGTCCGACAAGATCGCCCACCTTCAACGGAAGAATGTATTTCCAGACCTTCCTCCCGCCGACCCAAGACTGGACGAGAAGTACGAGGCGGAGGAAAACCAGTTTCTACAAGGAGTGTGAGAGATGCCGGACTATACCACGGGGCAGGATTTGGGAAGAGAGTGGCGCACGTTCGTAGATCAGCACGACCGGAAATGGGGCGCGAGTTGTGCTAAGAAAACGGGTCATCCAGCGAACCTTCTGGAGCCGCAGTTCACCGCTCCACTTGAGGTTCCTCACCAGCACATCAAGGTGAACCCAAACGACAGTCGGCTCGTCAAGATCGACTATGACGGTTGGATCAAGGGAATCAAGGACGGTGAACAGCAGTGGCTCGACATGGTCCAGAAGTGGGTGATCGACCTTGGGATTCAGGGGACGATCCAACAGACTATCGACGACCCGCCGCCCCAAATCCTGAGCCTCGTAGGCCCGAGACCGACCCGGCGCACTGAGCCGGTGCTCGCGGCCAAGGCAGGCAACAAATGGGTGTTAGGACTTTCGACGGTCGTACCCGAGAAGGCCAAGCAGTTCTTCCCCGAGTTCTTCCGGGACGTTCCTGAGGTCTACGCTCCGGCAGATCCGTTCGCCGAAGACGAGCCGACCCCAGATCCGTTCGCCGAAGAGGTGGAAGTGCAGGAGCCCAGCGAAGCTACCGACCGAGGCGACGGCTATTTCGTCGTGGACGGCGTGAGGTATCCCCATTGGGACAGCCCGAAAAACGGCTGGCAGCTATCGACCAAGGAGTTTGTACGGAGAGGAGACGAGAGCAAGGAAGATTACCGCGCCCTCGCCCAGGAAAAAGAGAGGGTGCTCCACGTACAGGAGTAGATCATGGCTGTAAAAAGTAGAAGTTTCACCGCCGACGGCACCCTTCAGGTCGGCGGCAGTGGCGTTTATGGCGAAGCGGCAGTTATACGACTCAGCGGTACGTGGACAGGTACGGTCACGTTCCAGGCCCGGGTCCGTGAGGGTGTGACTTCGTGGACCTCCATCCTAGCCAACAACGCCGAGACCGACGCAGACGCCACAACCGCAACTGCTAACGGCATCTATCGCATCGTCTCTGATGGCCTCGACATACGAATGAGCTTCGCCTTCGGGACGGGTACGCTTGTCGTGGACACTCAGGAAGTGACGGTGTAGTCATGTTGAGACGCTACAGCAGAAAAGCATCATCGGCCCTTGTCGCTGACACAATCGTCGTAACGGATGAGAGCGCAGACACCACCTGTTTCCCTCTATTCGCCAAATCAGCGTCAGGTTCACTAACCGTCCACACCGGCACGAACCTCGCGTTCAACTCGTTCACGGGCGAACTCACGGCGACCAAATTCAAGGGAGCCTTCAACGGCACCCTCGGCGCAACCACGCCAGCGGCAATAGCGGGGACGACTGGGACGTTCTCGGACGACATCAAATTAGCCGCGCTAAAAAAGCTCTATCTGGACGGTGGGAGCAATACATACATATCTGAGGTGGCGAGTGACCACATAAGGATTGTCGTTGGGACCGGCACGATTTTTAACATTCAAAGTGCGACTGCAGGCGTGACGCAGCCATTCACTTGCTCTCAGACCCTCACCTCAACCGGCAACTTCGACTGTAACAGCAAGATAAATCTGACTGCGGCGAGTGGTGATCTCCAGATGGATGGCGACCTCACCGTCAGTGGCACTGGGCCTCATGCGATTGGTGGGGCGGTAGGCAACAACATCGGGCTCTTTATCCAAGGCGCGTTTACCGCTGGGGCCGCAACTTCGACCAACGATGGTGTGCGTATTGGGCTTGCCATCACCGGAGATGCTGGGGCGTCGACTTATGTCAATCAGGTAAGTGTACGGGGTGGTTCCATTGCGCTCGCTGGTAACACGGGGGTAGTGGCCGCGCTCAGACTAGACGAGCCCGACATCACCCTCGGCGCGTTTGCCGCTGCCAAGGCCGCAACGCTCTACATCACTGGAGCGCCGAATGAGGGCACAGGTGCAGAGAACTATGCTGGATTGATTGACTCCGGCATCTTCCGTAACGCTGACACGACTGACACCACTTCTGCCACTACCGGAGCGATGCAGACGGCGGGTGGGATTAGCTGTGCGTTGAGTCTCTTTGTCGGGGCCGACGCCACGATCAACGGCATCACCGCTGGTAAGGGCCTGACCGCAGACGTGACCAACACCTTCTTCGGTCTCGATTCCGGCGAAGCCGTCACGGACGCTACGAACGCTGTTGGGGTGGGCTGGAGCACTCTCAAGGCCCTTACTTCTGGAGACAACTCAACCGCCCTCGGCCACAACGCGCTGGTCGCCCTTACCACGGGATCGGGCAACACGGCATTTGGCAGCGGAGCACTGGCTACTGTCATCGCAGGTTCGAACAACGTGGCTGTCGGACCTTCAGCACTAGCCACCACGACTTCTTCCAACAACACGGGAGTTGGGAATTACGCCCTCAATGTCCTGACCACTGGGACCCGGAACGTAGCCCTTGGGAACGGCGCTGGTCTTTACTCCACCGACCAAGACGACGAGTTCTTCATCAACAACCAGAGCCGCACGGACCGGGCCGGGGATCTGGCCGGGTCGCTTCTTTACGGAACCTTCCACGCCACCCCTGCAAGTCAGACGCTTGTAGCGAACGCAGCGTTCTCGGCAACTCAGACCATGGCCTGGGGATCAGGCGCAACCATCTCCAGCTCCAACAAGGTCCGTCCCGACTACGCTGCAATGTCGTTCCACGCAAGCGAAACAGTGACGGTTGATTACGCGAATGTGATGAACCTCGTGGATACCTACTCCGCGAACGGACCAGCCACTGTATCAACTGCGGATCACGGAAACAACCAACTGGTCTTCGGGGACACCAGAGTCTATGACGTGAAGCACACGATGGAAGGACTGATTAACGCTGCTGCCCAGTTGATAGCGTGTACCGTCTTCTCCATCGACCAGACCACGGCAACGGTCACAGACATCACGGCAGCCGATCCCGGCGTAGTCACAACCGCCGCCGCACATGGGTTGATAGCGGGGAACAAGGTGAAGTTCACCGGCATCGTCGGGACGATGAGCGCGTTGAATGACAGGATCTTCCGAGTCGGGACGGTGGCCGATACCACGCACTTTGAGATCCAGGACCACTCGCCCGCCGACTTCGACACAACTGGGCTGGTCTACACCTCGGGCGGAGCAACGGCGGAAGCAACTTCCACCGGCTCTCACACCCACCAAACCTATCCGAACAACACCAGAACCGCGACGAGCGGGATGTATCCATTCTCTGCAACGGCGGGTGATGCGGTAGAACTCTACATAGCGAACGATTCCGGGACCACGAACTTTGGTATGGAAGGCTCCCGCATATTCATTGAGGGACTTTAAGGGGAGAAGGAAATGAACGGCACAATTTTCAATCTACCTCACCCGATCATGGGACAGAACCGGGGACGGTTGGTAGATCGCTACCAGAACTACAAGAACGGCACGGCCACAATCGTCTACGAGATCGGCAAAGTCGTAGCTGAGAAGTTCGTTCTGGCCGAGCACGCCAAGACGATTTCCAAGGTCTTCGGTGTTGGGGAGTTAGAAGTGTTCTACGACTTCGTGGAAGGCGAGGGCCAACCCCCGGGAATCAGGGGCCAGTTCAGAGACACCGACCTTGGGGCTTGGTTTGCCGAAGGTGAATAACCCAACCAGGAGAGAGAGATGAGAAAGATCACGGTAACGAAGAAAGAGTTCGAGCCCTTGTATATCGCAATGGGGAGTGTCCCCTCTGACAACGAGATAGAGCTGGAGACCAGCTTCAACATGAACCGGAAGCTCAGGCTGAAGAGCAACCTGAAGTCGGATCTGGGAGCGAACGACTTCCCGGCCAGGGATTTGCTTCTGGAGGAAGAGATTTTCCTGCTCGAAGAGGCCGAGCCATATCGACGAGGAACTCTACAGCCTGAAGCAGAAGTTGACGGACCCAGAGAAGTACGAACCTTCAGTGGTCCTAGAGGAGGATTGACATGGCGATGGATTGGTCGAGTAGCCAGCTACTGGCGCGGTTCAAGGCCCAGGCGGGGCTCCCTGCAAGCCAGGAGACGCCGACCGACCCCCAGATCTACGACTACCTGAGTCTGGGCCAGGAGCACTGCTACGGCCTCTGGGCGATCCATTTTCCGCACGATCTGGTCGGTGATCCGACGATTATGAGCACCTCGGACTCGGGCGCGACGTACCAGTTTTCAGGGGACATCTTCCCGCTGGGGCTCGTCGAGATCAGGGAGAGCCCAACAGGCCGGTTGTTGGTTCCGGGCGAGGAGTTCGATCCGAACGCCGATTACGTCTGGGAAGGCGACCAGATCAGGGTGCCGGACTCGGGGACGACGACGTTCGATGACGGGCCGTATGCCCGGTACATCTCGCCGCCTGCCGAAATCAGTGCCACCGAAGAGCCGACGCTGAAGCCTACATTTGCCCGGATCATGTGCGTCTACTACGCGCTCTACCTCTGGGCCAACCAACCCGGCAACGCCAGCGTCAAGTCGCCGGACACGTTCCTGAGCTTGTTCAACAATGCTTGGACGGGCGACAAACGGGTGCAGGGCGACAGTGGAATCATGGGCGTGCTCAAGACCCAGCTTTACGGGGACGGTGTGGGGTCGATGGCACCAGTGAATGTCATGTGGTGGCGTGGCATTAATACAGGCTGATGGAGCGGGACGATTTCTGCGATAACCCCTGTATCTCGGAAGAGTGTCTAAGCGAGAAAGGGATTGCAGGCGCAGGAGGAGGGGTAGCAGGAACAGCGACAGCGTTCGACGAGCCGAATCCGTTTCTCGGCCATATCGAGTACACAGGACTGACTGAGATGCCCGAAGCAGAGGAATACCAGCAGGGACCGTACATCGGTATGAGGGACTCGAAAGATCCCGCAGCCGCCAATCCCCGCTATGCCTATAACATCCAGAATCTCTATCCTTTGGACCCGGAGATCAACGCGGGCTGGGAAGGCAGGCCCGGCTTCGACCAGGCCGGAGGCCAACTCGGCTCGGCGGGCAAGCGCACTGCCCAGATGTTCCACCAGTACACCCAACTTGACGGCACGGAAATCACCTGCGCGATCTTCGGCGGCAAGCTCTACACCTACGACTGGTCTGGTGACTCGTGGACCGACAAAAGCGCAGGCCAGTCCACTACGAGTGAGACCGCCCGCTGCTGGGCCGTGACGTTCAACGACAAACTGCTTGTGACGGATGGCACAAACGTCCCCTGGACCTGGGACGACACAAACTTCGTTGCACTGGCAAATTCCCCCGTAGCCTACGGTCCCCCGGCGCTGTACTATGCCAAGGTCTTCTTCATCAAGAACACCGAAAGATCCACACTCGTCTGGAGCGAAGAAAACGACCCTGTAACGGGCTACGAGGCTGGGGGGTACAATAATGCCTGGACACTCGGCCAGACCGATCAGGACCCCCTAGAACGGCTTGTGGGGACGAATTACGCGCTGATTGTCTTCCGCGCCCGCTCGACGACGAGCATTTCTGGACAGGTGACGCCGAACTTCACGTCTTCAGGTACGAGGGACGGGATTAGTTCGACGATTGGCACGACCTCAGATCCGGTCTATGTCGGCCAGAACATCTACTTCCGGGACGCGGACTACCGCCCCTGGAGGCTGGCGATTGCGAACCGTGCGATTTCCCCACTGATCGGGCTTCAGGAGACGTACACCGGCTGGGACAACTCAAACTTCCTCTTGGAATCGTCCTTCCACCTCCCTGGCATGGAGGTTGTTGGGCTGACGATAACAGAGTCCGGCGAGACGTACCCGAACAAGATCATTGCCATCGACAATCGCAGCCAGGAGATCATCGGCCTCTGGGCTGGGTTCGATTCCCAGACCTCGGCCACAGTAAGAGACGACGACGGTTTCCCGGTGCTCATGCACGGCACCAAGGACGGGTACTCTTACAAGCACGGCACGGCGTTTGGGAGCCTCTGGGACGACGAAGACAACGCAGCGACAACGGCGATTGAGCATATCGTCGAAGGTTCTGCGATGGGCTATGACGCCAAGACGGCGAAGTTCTTCTATCGCATCATCGCCCTGTTGAGGGTGAAAAGCGAAGTCACTTTAGAGATCAGCCACACCACGCCGAGACGTACTTCTACGGGGGCCAGCGTCACGACCACCCACTCCGGCTCGGACTGGGCCGAGGACAGGGTCGTGTTTGGCTCTTCTGGGTACGGCAGGTGGATCCGACCGAAGATCGTCCATGACGAGGTGGGCGAACAGTTCGGCTTTGACGGCTGGGTGGTTCTGGGTGATCCGGTCACAGAGAGCCCGGGGATCTACTGATGCCTACGCGCACCTGGGAACCGCTTCCGCCTTGCTCAGACTGCATGGAAATCGTCGAGCAACTCAACCGGCGTATGCCCCAGTTGTATCAGAGCATGGGCGCAGAGACGGTCATTGGTGCCTCGTTCTACCCGGACGCAAACCCCGAGACGACGACGGTTGATGGTTTGGTCAGGACGTTCTCTGCTATAGGCACGACTTGGAACGACATCCGTACAGGCCCCGGAACGGGCGCAGATGACACGAGCGTTACACTGACGCCCAGAATCCGCTGTGACACGAACGTAAACAAATGGGATAGCTGCCAACGCGGTGTGGCCCTGTTTGACTTGTCCGACTACGGCGAGGAGGCGTTGGTCTCCGCAGAGCTTATTTTGCGCGGGCAAGGCACCCCGAAGAAGGACGACTTCGGCGACAACGCACTCGTTCTGATCTCCGCCACCTTGGCCTCAGATACGGCCTTGGCGTTGGGAGATTTCGACAACTTCGGCACGACTGAATATGCGACTCGCATCCCGTTCGCCATGTGGGATATTTACGGGGCGAACAGTTTTCACATGAACGGCGATGGCATGGAATTCGTCACTGCCGCGCTCGGCGGGATCTGTAGATTCGGCTTCAAGATTTCAGACGACTTCGACAACACAGAACCGACTTGGGGCAGTGCCGACGTGGCAGAGGTCGTCATCGCCTCTTCCGAAAACACGAACTATTCTGGCCCAAAACTTGTCCTGAGATTTAGAGAGTAAGACCATGGGATTTTCATTCAAGCAAATGTTCACGCCGCCCAAGAGCATCAGGAAGTTCCAGCCGAAAAAAGCCGGTAACATCGACTGGTGGAAGGATGTCGGCAAGGAGGTTGGGATCCCCGCTGCTGCGCTTCTTGCAACAGGAGGGCTTGCTGGGATCGGTCCGCTGGGCGGTGCTCTGGGTGGGGCTGGTGGTGCCATCGGTGGCCTGGCTAGCAAGGCGGGTGGTCTGTCCTCTCTGGCAAGCGGAGCCGGGGGTACTGCGGGCGGAGGCAATCTCCTCCAGCGGGCGTTAGGCTTTGCGAAAGGCAACCCTGAACTACTCCTGGGCGGGCTGGACGCGGTTCTGAACGCCAGACGCGGGGCCGAGTCGGACAAGCTCCGCGACCTTGGCGTCGATCAGATGAAGCTCCAGAACCGCACCCGCTCCGACTTGCTTGGACGTGCTCTGGGACTGGACCCGAACGCCCCGAACCCGAGCCTGTCAGGGATCTTCTCGGACCCGAGCAATCCGTTCGCCGCCCGGGGCGGAGGGAGGACAGGACTACCACCCCGGAGGACGGGAACCCCACAGCCTGATCCTTCGATAGTAGACGCGAGCGGTGTGGGCGGGCTTGGGAGCGAAGCGGAGGCGAGGCGGAGGATGGGGCTCCCACCCAAGAAGAGTAAGACGCTCAGGAGAGCGACAGGCGGACCAAGACAGAGGGTGACATAATGGCATTTCTTCGAGACACCGGCCAGGACCCGAGGCTCAAGCGCCCCGGCCTCCAGCCCCCGACCCGTCCAACGGCTCCGGGGATCCGTCCTCCGAGACCGGCCCCAGTGAGCACGGCGACACCGGGCACGGCTGCACCCCCAGCGTTCGCTGCACCGAAACCGGCTGCGCCTGCGCCCCCGAGCATACAGCCTACTCAGCCGACAAATCTCTCTGGAGCGGTTCAGCAGTTAGCAGCAAATCGACCCACCACGCCAGCACTACCGCCGGGGGTGACAGTTCCTACTGACGTTACTCGTCAACCCACCCCCTCTGGGACCACGCCTCAGATACAACCGGCCCAACCTCCATCCACCCAGCCCACTGTGCCGGAACCCTACCAGGCTCCCTGGAAGCAGAGCGGGCAGTACGGCGGTGTGGGACAGGCTGTGAGCCCATTCAACCCGAAGGTCGTTACGCAGGAGATGGCAGACCGGAAGCCCCATGTGCCTATAGACATCAACAAACTCCAAGCCGACGCACGTACTGGTCATTCGGAACAACTCTACCAGAGAGCCTTGGCGAGCCCGAACCTCATCATGGCAGGGCCAAACGGGAATATCTCAGGCCAAGACATCATCGCAGCCTATAAGAGCGGAAATCCCATAGGAGAAGGTGGGGTCAGCGCGGCTCAACAGGCTCAGGACTGGGATGCTGGTGGATATGGGAGTATGCTGGATCACCTGAAGCCCGCTGCTCCGCAACCGACACCTGTACGAGAAGGCTTTGAGCAGACCCAGCCTGGCGTCCAGATGTCCGAAGGCTGGCAGGATGCCGTAGCGCAGGCGAGAGCCCAGGCCCCGTCAGTGATCGCAGCGCAGGGCGGGGCTATTGCCCCTCCGGGTGGTGGTGTGCCTGGCCTTCCTCCCGGCGCGTCAGGTCCACTGGGTGGTGGCATCTCTCCGGGCGGTGGTGGTATGGCCCCAGCAGGTAGCTTCGCTCCTACTCAACCTACGACCCAGGGCTTCACTGCGACTGAGAACCTGAGAGGCACGCAGATTAATCCCCAGACAACGTCAGGACAGACCGGCGCGTTGAGTCAGGCGTTTCAGGCTGCGGGCCAGCCACAAGGCTCACCGGAATCAGACGCCGCGAGGGCAGCAGTGATGGAACGCCTCGGTGGCCTGGGAGGGCCGGATCGGACCCAACTTGCCCTAGATGCTTTCAGTCAATTTCAGGAAGCGGGCGAACCTGCGTTCCAGCAAAGACTCACGGACGTAGGCAGACGAGCCGCTGCGCTCGGACGCGTCGGCGCAGGGATGACGACCTCGGAACTCGGCGACGTTCAGCTTCAGAGGGAGCGAGATCTCAACCGCAGAGGCCAGGAACTGTCCACCCAGGCCGCAGGGCTCACGTTAAGTGACCGTCTAGCGGGCTTACAGGGCTCCCTGGGCGCTGCGGGCACCATGGGTGGGCTGGACATCGGCCAAGGGCAGCTTGGCCTTTCTAGGGCCGGTTTGCTGGGTGGCCTTGCAGGGCAGCAGTTCCAGCAGGGGCTCACTGGGCGAGAGGAGATGAGGGGCGAGCGAGGGTATCAGGACCAACTCGCCAACATGGCCCAGGACCGCCGTGTCCAGCAGGCGCTGATGGAACAGCAGTTCGGCCAGGATGCGTTCGGTAACCAGATGCAGCAGTTGGGCCTTGCTGGTCAATTAGGTCTCGGAGGCAATCCATACGGCTTCCTTCAGGCGAGCAACCAAGTTCCCGGAGGCAACTCATACGGCACCTTTGCGAACCTTGCCTTGGCTGGTCAGGGGGGTCAGGGAGGGGCGGTCGGACAGCAACCTCAGTCGCTCCCTAGCATTTTCGCAGGCCAGAATCTAGGGCTGGCAGGTAATCGTCCGCCCGTAGGAAGCCTGTTTGGCGGCATTCCGACGTTGAGATAGGAGGTAAAAGTGGCTGGGTTTTTTGAGAATCTACTCCGGCAAGGAAGCCAAGCCGGACTTGGCTATATGCAGGGCCAGCGGGAAGGTCAAGGGCGTCAGGCAGCGCAGGCCGCCCAACAGCAGCGGGAGGAACTGGAACTCGCCCTGATCCAGGCCCAGATCGAACGGACGGGCAGGCAGGACGTGACCAAGCCCGCTGCCCCGGATCCGCTTGCCGGGTTGTTCCCCGATCCGAACGACCTAGCCACTGCTGGTGCTCTGACTGGCACAGGAAGAACGAGGTTCTTTGAGCAAAAGGGCCTCCTTGAGGCCGAGCCTGAAGAGCCAGAAGCTCCTGACATGGACTTCCAGCGAAGGGTCGAGGCACTCGGCGTGCGCTTCCCTGAAATGAGCCAGCAGGAAATGGCTGGAATCGCATCTTCCCCGACAGCCTTTGCCCAAGCAATCCGAAGCCAAGAGCCCGATGCCGTAGATCCGACAAGCCGTTTTGTGGCCGCCCGTCAGAGGGCCTTAGCTGCTGCGGGTGCTGTGAGCAAGGCGATGAACGACCCCTTGACTACGTTGAACCCAGAGATGCTTGGAAACACTCTCAGGCTCTTTGGCTACGAGAGCATTGAGGAACTTTCGGGGGACATGGAGAACTTTGGTATCACGGCGGAAGATGTTCAGGCTGAACCGGATGTAGACCCACTAGGCCGCGCTGAAGAACTTCGGGCTCAGGGTTTGAGTGTCGATGAAATCATCGCGCAGATGAGAAAAGAGGGGCTCGTCGGTGGTTAACGAAGAAGACCTCCGTGCCTTTCTGGAAGGCGGCCCCCCCTCTCAACCCACAGAAGAGGAACTTCGGGCTCATCTAGCAGGCCCCCAGGAAGAACCCCCTGAGGATAAGAAGCGTATCGCTCCGGGGGTCAGGTTGCTTCAGGGTCTTCTGGGGATGTCCCGGCTGGTTGTCGGTTCTGGCGAAGAGCCACGTAGGCGTGTTGGCCCTGGAGGGCCGGAGGCCGGTGAGCGTCCTGCTTGGGCAAGAGTCCCTGGGGAGAAGGTCGCTGAACTATACGGGGCGCTGGAGGAACGTCAGCCGAGGCCAGAGTTTGAGGCGCTAGAGATAGGTTCTGTTGGTGAACTTGCGACCTCGCTTGGAAGGAACATTCCAGCCCTCGCGGCAGAGGGAGTGGAAATGATCCCCGGCCTTGTCGCTGCCGAAGCGTCCTTGGTAAAAGCCTTTCCCAGCCTCGCAGCAAAAGCTCCAGCGGCCAAGGGTTTTATGGACATCCGTGGGGGCTTGGCGCGAGCGGGCCAAAGGGCAAAGCATGGGGCCGGGTTGGGTGAAGCGTATGCCCTGCTCAGTGGTGAGGCGGTAGAGCACCCCGAAGCACTCGTCATAGACCCCCTTCTGTTTGCTGGCCTAGAGCCTGTTGCTGGGGCGTTTGGTGATGTGGTGATGTCGGGCACGAGGGCGGCGAGAGGTGTAGGTAGAACAGAAGGCGTACCAAGCACCCTCAGGAGCCTCCTGAGCCCCCGGGAAGTTCCCGCCGATGCTGCCGTAGGCCGAGACATCGCAGAAGCCCTAGCCATCCGTTCGGCAGAGCCCGGATCGGGCGTAGCTGGACAGGCAGCGCGTCCTGCTCTGGCCCCTGAACTGACAGAGAAGGGCAATCTCAGGCACGTCCTACGTGGCACTGACCGGGCCGACCTCGGAGAGGCCGGAGCCCAACTTGGTCGAGCACTGGAAGATGAAGCCCACGCTGCCAACCTTGCAGTCGAACTAGAACAACTTGCACGACAGCAGCGTGTAGGGAGTGTGGTTGCCCCCGAGTTCCAGCCAGAGATTCCTGGGTTCGTCCCACGGCCAGGAGAAGGTGTGGCCGGGGCAGCGGCTCGCCCGAGCCTTGTGCCCGAGTTGACCGAAAAAGGAACCCTGAGTCAGATTCTCAAGGGCGGAGAAAGGGCTGAACTTAGAGGTGCCGGAGAAGACCTCTCCGCGAAGCTGGCAGAAGAGGCCCAGCAGGCCGGGCTCACAAGTGATCTGGCACGGTTTACAGAGGTCGCAGAGAGAGAGGCGGCAGCGGCTGAACGGCTAGCTACCGAAGCCCCGGTTGACCTATTGGCCGAACCTCCCAAAGTGCCTGCTGCTGAAGTCTTTAAGACCTCCGAAGAGGCGCTCGGCAAGCTCGCTGATGTGGATGGCCGAATTGGCAATCTGAGTATCGACGAGCTAAGCCCGCAAGAGACGCTTAGTGGCCTGAATGTGGGTCAAGCCAGTCCTGAACTCACTACACTCCTCGCCGAAAGGGACGAAGTATTAAGGCAGATCTACAGGGCAGGAAAGGGCGGTTACATCTCGAACCGTGCGCTGATGGCGCTGGGCAGGGGTTCAGCAGGAGCGGTGATTGGCGGGACCACAGGCCGAACCCCAGAGGAGCGGGCCACGAACGCCGCGCTCATGGGCCTTGGCTTTGTTGCTGGTCCCGGAATGCTCCGCCGTATTATGACACGCCCAGAGAGCCTCTCTGACCTACCCGCCCATTCCCAGGCCATCCAAGAGCGGATCGGCACAGGTGGCCGTCCCAGGGAGTCTCTTGGAGAGATGGTGAAGAACGCTTACTTCAACATCGTTAGCCGAAGCGCCCCGTTCAGGTGGCTAGAGAAGGACATAGGCAGGCCGCTCACAACCACGGAGAGCGTGGACGCCGCTGCGCGTTCAGCCCAGGGATCGAACCGCAGGGCCAGTGCATTCATGGAATACGGCCCCGCTCGGTTGGGTGAGGCCGGAGAATGGATTCCCACCGGCACCCCAGGGATCTCCCAGATCACTGACCTCGTGGAAGGTGATGTGGCGGGCTTGACCCGGTATCAGTTGGCTCAACGGACGCTGGAACTTGCGCCGAGAGGGGTCAAAACCGGCATCACTCCCGCTGATGCGCTGGCAGAAGTCCGAGGTGCCTCGCCACAGATGGAACAGGCTCACAGGGCCATGGTGGAGTTCGACCAGGCAATCCTCGACTACGCCGCCGAAGCCGGGTTGTTCGGCCCCGGAGAAGTTGAGGCGATGAAGATGCTAGGTGAGCACTACATCCATTTGGGCAGGGCGTTTGATGTAGGAGGGCTCCCGAGCGGCAGGACGAAGGCGGGCATCTTCAAGCGACTCACCCCTGAGGGCAGCACGAGACTAATCCTTGATCCGTTTATCAGCCGCCTTGACCGGACCCTAAGAATTGTTGCGGCAGCGGACCGACAGCGAGTTGGCCTGCGTCTCCTTAACCTCGTTGAAAAGTTTCCTGAGAGGATGAAAGGTGTTGCGGAACTGGACACCACCCAGCGGGCGGCGAGAAAGGCCAGTCACTTCGGCGAGAGGCTCCGGGCAGCTGCGTTAGAAGAAGGCGTTGACATCCCCGCAGGGGTCGCTGAAGGGCTCGCAGAGAGGCTTGGCTCCAAGGCGCTTACAGTAGCCGATGGTACGATCCTTGTGAACCGGGGCGGCGTGCCGATCAGGCTCAAGGTAGAACCCCAACTCTTTGCAGCCATGCAGGCCGTAGGGCCAAGGGATGTAGGAGGGCTGGTCAGGCTTGCCAGTGGGCTCAGTTCGACCTTCAAGGGTGGGGTGACGTTGGATCCTGGGTTCGTCATCGACAACGCCTGGCGTGACTCGTTCGACGCCGCTCTCCAGTCTACCTACGGGTTCCGTCCTTTCCTCGATTCAGCCAAGGGGCTTGTGGAGTCGATCAACGCGAGATGGCTCAAAAACCCCAGCGACCTTTACAAACAGGCGGCAAGGGCTGGGCTCGGATTCAGCACTCATAGAGGTGCAGGACGTAGAGCCGCTGAAGCCCTAGGTCGGGAATTGGTGAAGCCAAGGACGAGGGGTGAGTCAATCCTCCGCACGGTCAAGCATCCGATAGAGGCGCTCCAGAGGTTCACCCAGCCCTTTGAGGAGGCCGCAAGGTTCGCCGAGTTTGTGAGAGCTAAGGGAGCGGGGGCTGATGACATCCGTGCATTCATGGCCCAGCAGGACGTGACGGTGAACTTCCAAGAGTCCGGTGCTCATGCGGCGATGCAAGCGATGAACGCCATGACGCCGTTTATGAACCCAGGCATCCAGTCACTCGACCGAGCATTCAAGGCCGCGAAGGATCATCCGAAGAGGCTGGTGGCAATGGGTCTAGCTTCTATCACAGTCCCGTCAGTCTTGCTTTGGGCCGCAAGCCGTGGCGACGAAGAGGTGACGCAGTACAGGAAGAGCAGAAGTGGTCTGCTCAACTGGTTCATCAGAGTTCCGAGTTCCGTGCCTGGGGTAGGGGGTGAGGTTCTGAAGCTCAAGAAACCCTTCCTCTACGGGCAGGTTTTCGGTACAGGTGTGGAGGCGATTCTGGATGCGGTCGCCGAGAAAGATCCCGGGGCTATGGACCGCTGGGCTGAAGGGGTGCGGGACCAGTCGGGCGTCAACATGGTCCCCCAGGCTCTTCAGATCCCGCTGGCAATGTCGAGGAATAAGGTCCCACTGTTTGACACACCCATCGAGAGCCAACAGACCCGTGATATGCCGCCCACCCACAGACGGACGCCGTTCACTGGATCGACCGCACTAGCGATAGGTGAGGAGACGGGAAAGATTCCGGGCGTGGGTCAGTTCCTTAGTCCTGGCAGGATCGAGTTCCTCGTCGGCCAGATCACCGGCACGCTCGGCTCCAGGCTTTTGGACGTGAGTGATTTCGTCATCGACGAGGTGAGAGCCGGTCAGCCAGGAGCGGCTTCTAAGCCCGCCAGAGAGTTGGCTGAGATCCCCGGAATGAGCCGGTTCGTCCAACGTCAGGCGACGACCTCGGTAGAACCCGTACAGGCTTTCTACGAAGAGTTCCATCGCCTTGGTGAGTTGACCCGTGGCTTCAGGGACGACCTGAAGAACAACCCCAGAAGGGCCACGGAGACGCTGACAGAGCGTTCTGAGGATCTTGCATTGTTCAAGATCTATGACAGCGTGAACGGCAATATGTCGGCGATGCGCCAAGCGATCATCAGACTAGAGAAAGTTCCTGATACGATTTTGAGCAGGGAGGACAAATTGGAGCGGAAGAAGCAGTACACTGCGGCCATCATTGCCTACGCAGAACAGGCGAGAGAAGCTGCCGACAAGTTCCGGGACAAGGGCAAATGAGCAAACCAGCCACCCGCCCACTGCCCCCGCCAGCCGACGCGCCTGCTCCTCTTTCGGCAGCAATAACCCAGGCGTGGATCCTCGTGAATGACCTCAGGGGGTACGTTCAGGACAACGCTCCTCCCAAGGAAAGGAAGAGCCGTGCAGAGCGAAAAGCCGACAGAGTCCTTACACTTTCCACGGATCAAGATCGTGGCCCTTGAGGAACAGATCGCCGACTTGACCAACGCGCTCGGCGCTGTCCGAGAAGACCTCAAGGCAGCGAAGCTCAACGGCAGAGGCCGCTGGGAGCCGTTCTGGAGGGTCTTGGGCATCGTGGTCATGCCGGTCATCATCATCGTTGCTGCTTGGATGTTGAGCCTGAACACCCGGGTCGTTCGGGTTGAGGAGGCGCTCTCGTCCCCCCACATCATCGAGCTACTGGGCGACCACGAGACTCGCATCCGAGCCCTTGAGAGGAGTCGTTAATGGAAATCCTCCACGTCCGTTATGGATTTGGGAACAAGTCTACGTTGTCCAGGCTGGTCGCCGGTGATCTGGAGATCTACGCCCTGGAAGACGAGCGCCGGGTGGTGAAGGTGCCAGGCCAAACTTGCCTCCCCATTGGCCGTTACCAGGTCAAGCTCCGCGCTGAAGGCGAGATGCACGAGAAGTACGCAAAGCGATTCCCGGACTTGCACCGGGGAATGCTCTGGCTCCAGAACGTGGCCGATTTCACCTATGCGTACTACCACATCGGGAACTGGGAGCACCAGACCAAGGGCTGTCCGTTGACGGGTGAGGTGCCTCAGATGCTCCCAGACGGGGAGTTCACCGTAGCCCGCTCGGAGCCCGCCTACCTGGCATTCTACCAGAAGGTCATAGAAGCCTTCGACGCTGGCGAGGATGTTTTCACCACGATTACGGAGGCACAGCCTATCGGTTAAGGCACGGACTCCTGGTCAGTTAGCGGTGTTCCGGCCCGTGCCGCCCTTCGGGGTTCTCCACCGGACGCCGCGTCCCTCCTCCTACCTAAAACGGAAACCCCCTTGACCGGACGTTTCCGTTCGTGTATCTTGGATTCCACAACTTCCGGTCCCCGGTGGGCCTTGCGACGTCTACCGAAAGGGTGATCGCCCGGAAACACAAGGGGGTACACAGCATGGCTGGAGACCCCAGCACCCATCGGGGACTTTTGACTATCAGGGTGGCGGCGGTAACCCTACCCGAAAGGGCGGGTGGCCTTCACAGGCTGTCAGCACCGGAGCCGTCACCCGAAGGAGGAGGCATGACCTGGCTCGTACGATACCTGCTCTACCTCGGCGCTCTGATCCTGAGCTATCCGGCGTCCTGGCTGAACCGGATCTGGTACGCACGACACCAGCCGGCCCGGTACGTCAGGGAGCACAGGACGACGCGCTTCTGCGTGCTCTGCGGCACCCCGATGGCGAGGGACTTCAGACCGGAACGAGACGGACGGAAGCAGGGGAAGATCATAAAGATCCCTGAAGACATCCTTGCCTGGTGGCGCTGTCCCCCTGATGACGGCTGCGGGCAATCTCAACAGGGAGAGGTGAAGCCATGAACGGCCCGGTCCACGTCTGGGACCTGTTGCTCGGGATGTTGCTCGGAGCGGCGATGATGGCGTTCGTTTGGATAGCCCATACAGCCCCTACAACGGACGTGGCGGGCCTGGAGGTAGTACGGGTCCAGTTCGACGGCTACGTCCTCACAATCGAGCGGGACGGTCCCTTGCCGGAGGTAGGGAAGTGAGCAAGCACACGCTAACCCTGGAGATGCTGGAGTCGCTTGTTCCTCCACTGCTCGATCCGTTCCTCAAGGTGTTGAAGGAAGCGAAGCGTGTTGAGGTCAAGGTGTCAGAGTATGTCCCTGACGACCAACTCTTTGCCCTTAATGCCGAGCAGGCTGCAACCTCCCCGTTGGGTCCCGTACCAGAGAGCGTGATGGGCCTTGTGTATTTGATCGTTCATCCGAAACAGGAAGAAATGGCAGGGCGGGTTCTTAGGGAATTGCAGAAAACCTGGCAGCCCCAGGAGCCAGACCAATGACGACCACCGAAGACTGGCTGGAGATCTACCGGATGGCCCATACGCAGGGGTTCACTGCGATCAGGCGAACCATTGAACTGGTCGAGATTCGGCCCCCGCTATTTGAGCCCGGCGACGACGTTTACATCCTGAACCCATCTCAGGCGCGGACGTTCCTTGAGGGAATGAAGGATGACCCCGTTGGTCACTGAACGCTCCTTCGGCTCCCGGCTGCTAGCGGCCTACAAGGTCTTGCACCCAGGCAAGAACCTGACGCGAGGCCCACAGGTCTGGTTGAGAAGGATTATGAGCCAACAGACGCACCTGAAACCATCGAAAGCTACAGTCTCAAGGTGGGTCAACGGCACGAGAAAGCCCTGGACCGAGGCGTGGCAAACGCTGGACCGGCTGGAGGACGATGCCCGGCTGACGCTGGGAAGACAGATGAGGGAGTTAGACCGATGAAGATTGACGGAGATTCTGTGGTTACGGGGAAGCATCTCAAGACGGAGAATAGTATCTCGTTCTCTCTGACCACGGGCATATGCTCTGCCTGCGGAAAAGAGTTTGAGCGAAAGACCAGCGAGTGGGCTGACCGTTGCCCCGACTGCAATCATTGTCCTGAATGTGAGAGTGGTTTCATTGTGAGCTACAAGCTGGTTGGGGAGCACATCACCTCCACCAGATGTCTCACCTGCCTCCACTTCTGGAAGACGGATGACCGCACGAAAGACGACCGATGAGGACCAAACGCAAGCCGGATAGGCGCAAGGAAAAGGTCGCCTGGAAGAGACCAAGGACCACCGACCTCCGTGACGGCACGAGGGTCTACAAGGAACGCCGCTACCACCAACGCAGGAAAACTGACCAGGAGAAGTGAGATGGAGAAACCGGAAATCATCCAACA